ACGAAGACAAACAAACCATTGATAGAATTAAGAGGCTCATGAAAATCCTTAACAGCGTTCAAAATGTCTGTTACAGTCAAGAGAGTCATTGATGATTCACTCATCACCCCCAAATTGCCTGCGAATGAGGACCCTGTGGAGTACCCTGCTGATTATTTCAAAAAGTCCCGTGATATTCCGGTGTACATAAACACGACCAAAAGTTTGTCTGATTTGCGGGGCTATGTTTATCAAGGCCTAAAGTCAGGCAACATCTCTATAATTCATGTCAACAGTTATCTGTATGCAGCATTAAAAGAGATCAGAGGAAAATTGGACAGAGATTGGATCACCTTTGGTATCCAAATCGGAAAAACAGGAGATAGCGTGGGGATATTCGATTTACTGACCCTAAAACCTCTAGATGGTGTTTTACCAGATGGGGTGTCTGATGCTACTCGAACTAGCTCAGACGATGCATGGCTTCCACTGTATCTATTGGGGTTATACAGAGTTGGTCGAACACAGATGCCAGAATACAGGAAGAAGCTGATGGATGGTCTGATTAATCAATGTAAGATGATCAATGAGCAGTTTGAACCACTGTTGCCAGAAGGAAGAGATGTCTTTGATGTCTGGGGAAATGACAGCAATTACACAAAGATTGTGGCCGCTGTAGATATGTTCTTCCATATGTTCAAAAAGCATGAGAAGGCCTCTTTCAGGTATGGCACAATAGTGTCAAGATTTAAGGATTGTGCAGCATTGGCTACATTTGGTCATCTGTGTAAGATCACTGGTATGTCCACTGAAGATGTGACAACTTGGATTCTAAACAGGGAGGTGGCTGATGAGATGGTTCAAATGATGTACCCAGGACAGGAGATAGATAAGGCTGATTCTTACATGCCTTATCTAATCGACTTAGGTCTGTCCTCAAAATCTCCATATTCATCAGTTAAAAATCCAGCTTTCCATTTTTGGGGTCAATTGACCGCATTGTTACTGAGATCAACCAGAGCCAGAAATGCACGTCAGCCGGATGACATCGAGTATACATCCCTGACCACTGCTGGGCTGTTGTATGCATATGCCGTTGGTTCGTCTGCAGACCTGGCTCAACAATTCTACGTTGGGGACAACAAGTATGTGCCAGAAACTGGAGATGGAGGATTAACCACCAATGCACCGCCACAAGGGCGAGATGTGGTCGAGTGGCTTAGTTGGTTTGAAGATCAAAACAGAAAACCTACCCCAGACATGCTCATGTATGCTAAGAGAGCTGTCAGTGCTTTACAAGGATTGAGGGAGAAGACGATTGGCAAGTACGCCAAGTCAGAGTTTGACAAATGACAACTCACTCACCATATGTATTACTACCTTTGCTTCATATGAAAAAAACTAACAGCGATCATGGATCAGCTATCAAAGGTCAAGGAATTCCTTAAGACTTACGCGCAGTTGGATCAAGCAGTACAAGAGATGGATGACATTGAGTCTCAGAGAGAGGAAAAGACTAATTTTGATTTGTTTCAGGAAGAAGGATTGGAGATTAAGGAGAAGCCTTCCTATTATCGGGCAGATGAAGAAGAGATTGATTCAGATGAAGACAGCGTGGATGATGCACAAGACTTAGGGATACGTACATCAACAAGTCCCATCGAGGGGTATGTGGATGAGGAGCAGGATGATTATGAGGATGAGGAAGTGAACGTGGTGTTTACATCGGACTGGAAACAGCCTGAGCTGGAATCCGACGGGGATGGGAAAACTCTCCGATTGACGATACCAGATGGATTGACTGGGGAGCAGAAGTCGCAATGGCTTGCCACGATTAAGGCAGTTGTTCAGAGTGCTAAATATTGGAACATCTCAGAATGTTCATTTGAGAGTTATGAGCAAGGGGTTTTGATTAGAGAGAGACAAATGACTCCTGATGTCTACAAAGTCACTCCTGTTTTAAATGCTCCACCGGTTCAAATGACAGCTAATCAAGATGTTTGGTCTCTCAGCAGCACTCCATTTACATTTTTGCCCAAGAAACAAGGTGTGACTCCATTGACCATGTCCTTAGAAGAACTCTTCAACACCCGAGGTGAATTCATATCTCTGGGAGGAAACGGGAAAATGAGTCACCGGGAGGCCATCATTCTAGGGTTGAGACACAAGAAGCTCTATAATCAAGCCAGACTAAAGTATAACTTAGCTTGAATATGAAAAAAACTAACAGATATCAAAAGATATCTCTAACTCAGTCCATTGTGTTCAGTTCAATCATGAGCTCTCTCAAGAAAATTTTGGGTATTAAAGGGAAAGGGAAGAAATCTAAGAAATTAGGTATGGCTCCCCCACCCTATGAAGAAGAGACTCCAATGGAATATTCTCCAAGTGCACCTTATGATAAGTCATTGTTTGGAGTCGAAGATATGGATTTCCATGATCAACGTCAACTCCGATATGAGAAATTTCACTTCTCATTGAAGATGACTGTGAGATCAAACAAACCATTTCGAAATTATGATGACGTTGCAGCAGCGGTGTCCAATTGGGATCATATGTACATCGGCATGGCAGGAAAACGTCCTTTTTATAAGATATTAGCATTCATGGGTTCTACTCTATTGAAGGCTACACCAGCTGTCTTGGCTGACCAAGGACAGCCAGAATATCATGCTCACTGTGAGGGACGAGCTTACTTGCCGCATCGGTTAGGGCCGACCCCTCCGATGTTGAATGTCCCTGAACATTTTCGCCGTCCATTTAACATCGGATTATTCAGAGGGACAATCGACATAACCCTGGTACTTTTCGATGATGAATCTGTAGATTCTGCCCCGGTCATATGGGATCATTTTAATGCATCCAGATTGAGCAGCTTCAGAGAAAAGGCTTTGTTGTTTGGTTTGATTCTAGAAAAGAAAGCCACTGGGAATTGGGTATTGGACTCTATTAGTCATTTCAAGTAATTATCACAAGTGTTGAGGTGATGGGCAGACTATGAAAAAAACTAACAGGGTTCAAACACTCTTGATCGAGGTACCCAGTTATATTTGTTACAACAATGTTGAGACTTTTTCTCTTTTGTTTCTTGGCCTTAGGAGCCCACTCCAAATTTACTATAGTATTCCCTCATCATCAAAAAGGGAATTGGAAGAATGTGCCTTCCACATATCATTATTGCCCTTCTAGTTCTGACCAGAATTGGCATAATGATTTGACTGGAGTTAGTCTTCATGTGAAAATTCCCAAAAGTCACAAAGCTATACAAGCAGATGGCTGGATGTGCCACGCTGCTAAATGGGTGACTACTTGTGACTTCAGATGGTACGGACCCAAATACATCACGCATTCCATACACTCTATGTCACCCACCCTAGAACAGTGCAAGACCAGTATTGAGCAGACAAAGCAAGGAGTTTGGATTAATCCAGGCTTTCCCCCTCAAAGCTGCGGATATGCTACAGTGACGGATGCAGAGGTGGTTGTTGTACAAGCAACACCTCATCATGTGTTGGTTGATGAGTACACAGGAGAATGGATTGACTCACAATTGGTGGGGGGCAAATGTTCCAAGGAGGTTTGTCAAACGGTTCACAACTCGACCGTGTGGCATGCTGATTACAAGATTACAGGGCTGTGCGAGTCAAATCTGGCATCAGTGGATATCACCTTCTTCTCTGAGGATGGTCAAAAGACGTCTTTGGGAAAACCGAACACTGGATTCAGGAGTAATCACTTTGCTTACGAAAGTGGAGAGAAGGCATGCCGTATGCAGTACTGCACACAATGGGGGATCCGACTACCTTCTGGAGTATGGTTTGAATTAGTGGACAAAGATCTCTTCCAGGCGGCAAAATTGCCTGAATGTCCTAGAGGATCCAGTATCTCAGCTCCTTCTCAGACTTCTGTGGATGTTAGTTTGATACAAGACGTAGAGAGGATCTTAGATTACTCTCTATGCCAGGAGACGTGGAGTAAGATACGAGCCAAGCTTCCTGTATCTCCAGTAGATCTGAGTTATCTCGCCCCAAAAAATCCAGGGAGCGGACCGGCCTTCACTATCATTAATGGCACTTTGAAATATTTCGAAACAAGATACATCAGAGTTGACATAAGTAATCCCATCATCCCTCACATGGTGGGAACAATGAGTGGAACCACGACTGAGCGTGAATTGTGGAATGATTGGTATCCATATGAAGACGTAGAGATTGGTCCAAATGGGGTGTTGAAAACTCCCACTGGTTTCAAGTTTCCGCTGTACATGATTGGGCACGGAATGTTGGATTCCGATCTCCACAAATCCTCCCAGGCTCAAGTCTTCGAACATCCACACGCAAAGGACGCTGCATCACAGCTTCCTGATGATGAGACTTTATTTTTTGGTGACACAGGACTATCAAAAAACCCAGTAGAGTTAGTAGAAGGCTGGTTCAGTAGCTGGAAGAGCACATTGGCATCGTTCTTTCTGATTATAGGCTTGGGGGTTGCATTAATCTTCATCATTCGAATTATTGTTGCGATTCGCTATAAATACAAGGGGAGGAAGACCCAAAAAATTTACAATGATGTCGAGATGAGTCGATTGGGAAATAAATAACAGATGACGCATGAGGGTCAGATCAGATTTACAGCGTAAGTGTGATATTTAGGATTATAAAGGTTCCTTCATTTTAATTTGTTACAGACTGTATGAAAAAAACTCATCAACAGCCATCATGGATGTTAACGATTTTGAGTTGCATGAGGACTTTGCATTGTCTGAAGATGACTTTGTCACTTCAGAATTTCTCAATCCGGAAGACCAAATGACATACCTGAATCATGCCGATTATAATTTGAATTCTCCCTTAATCAGCGATGATATTGATTTCCTGATCAAGAAATATAATCATGAGCAAATTCCGAAAATGTGGGATGTCAAGAATTGGGAGGGAGTGTTAGAGATGTTGACAGCCTGTCAAGCCAGTCCAATTTTATCTAGCACTATGCATAAGTGGGTGGGAAAGTGGCTCATGTCTGATGATCATGACGCAAGCCAAGGCTTCAGTTTTCTTCATGAAGTGGACAAAGAAGCTGATCTGACGTTTGAGGTGGTGGAGACATTCATTAGAGGATGGGGAGGTCGAGAATTGCAGTACAAGAGGAAAGACACATTTCCGGACTCCTTTAGAGTTGCAGCCTCATTGTGTCAAAAATTCCTTGATTTGCACAAACTCACTCTGATAATGAATTCAGTCTCTGAAGTCGAACTTACCAACCTAGCAAAGAATTTTAAAGGAAAAAACAGGAAAGCAAAAAGCGGAAATCTGATAACCAGATTGAGGGTTCCCAGTTTAGGTCCTGCTTTTGTGACTCAGGGATGGGTGTACATGAAGAAGTTGGAAATGATTATGGATCGGAATTTTTTGTTGATGTTGAAAGACGTTATCATCGGGAGGATGCAGACGATCCTGTCCATGATCTCAAGAGATGATAATCTCTTCTCCGAGTCTGATATCTTTACTGTATTAAAGATATACCGGATAGGGGATAAGATATTAGAAAGGCAAGGGACAAAGGGTTACGACTTGATCAAAATGATTGAGCCTATTTGTAACTTAAAGATGATGAATCTGGCACGTAAATATCGTCCTCTCATCCCTACATTTCCTCATTTTGAAAAACATATTGCTGACTCTGTTAAGGAAGGATCGAAAATAGACAAAGGGATTGAGTTTATATATGATCACATTATGTCAATCCCTGGTGTGGACTTGACCTTAGTTATTTACGGATCATTTCGGCACTGGGGTCATCCTTTTATCAACTACTATGAGGGCTTAGAGAAGCTACACAAGCAGGTTACAATGCCCAAGACTATTGACAGAGAATATGCAGAATGTCTTGCTAGTGATCTGGCAAGAATCGTTCTTCAGCAACAATTCAATGAACATAAGAAATGGTTTGTTGATGTAGATAAAGTCCCACAATCCCATCCTTTCAAAAGCCATATGAAAGAGAATACTTGGCCTACTGCAGCCCAAGTTCAGGATTACGGCGATCGCTGGCATCAGCTCCCACTCATCAAATGCTTCGAAATCCCAGATTTGTTAGATCCATCGATCATCTACTCAGACAAAAGTCATTCCATGAACCGGTCTGAAGTACTACGACATGTAAGACTTACACCTCATGTGCCCATTCCAAGCAGGAAAGTATTGCAGACAATGTTGGAGACTAAGGCAACAGACTGGAAAGAGTTTTTAAAGAAAATTGACGAAGAGGGGTTAGAGGATGATGATCTTGTCATAGGACTCAAAGGGAAAGAGAGAGAATTAAAAATTGCGGGAAGATTCTTTTCTTTGATGTCCTGGAAGCTCAGAGAGTATTTTGTCATCACTGAGTATTTGATTAAGACGCACTTTGTCCCGATGTTTAAAGGGTTGACCATGGCGGATGACTTGACAGCGGTGATAAAGAAGATGATGGACACATCTTCAGGACAAGGCTTAGATAATTATGAATCCATTTGTATAGCCAACCATATTGACTATGAGAAGTGGAACAATCATCAAAGAAAAGAGTCGAACGGGCCCGTGTTCAAGGTGATGGGTCAATTCTTGGGATATCCACGTCTGATTGAGAGAACTCATGAATTTTTTGAGAAGAGTCTGATATATTACAATGGACGACCAGATCTGATGCGGGTTCGAGGAAATTCTCTAGTCAACGCCTCATCTTTAAATGTCTGCTGGGAGGGTCAAGCTGGGGGATTAGAAGGACTGCGACAGAAGGGATGGAGTATTCTAAATTTGCTTGTCATTCAGAGAGAAGCAAAAATAAGGAACACCGCCGTGAAAGTGCTAGCTCAAGGTGACAATCAGGTGATATGTACTCAGTATAAAACGAAGAAATCCCGGAATGATATTGAGCTTAAGGCAGCTCTAACACAGATGGTATCTAATAATGAGATGATTATGTCTGCGATTAAATCAGGCACCGAGAAACTGGGTCTTTTGATTAATGATGATGAGACAATGCAATCTGCTGATTACCTCAATTACGGGAAGGTTCCCATTTTCAGAGGAGTAATCAGAGGCCTTGAGACAAAAAGATGGTCACGCGTGACCTGTGTGACAAATGATCAGATTCCAACGTGTGCGAACATTATGAGCTCTGTGTCAACTAATGCATTAACTGTAGCCCATTTTGCCGAGAATCCAGTCAATGCCATCATTCAGTATAACTACTTTGGAACATTTGCAAGGCTACTGCTGATGATGCATGACCCCGCTCTGAGGATCTCTCTGTATGAAGTCCAATCAAAAATTCCAGGACTTCACAGTTTGACATTTAAATATTCTATGTTGTATCTGGATCCTTCGATAGGAGGAGTCTCCGGAATGTCACTCTCGAGATTCCTCATAAGATCATTTCCAGATCCAGTGACAGAAAGTTTGGCGTTCTGGAAATTTATCCACTCTCATGCAAGAAGCGATTCATTAAAGGAGATATGTGCAGTTTTTGGAAATCCTGAAATTGCAAGATTTCGGCTAACTCATGTCGATAAATTGGTGGAAGACCCAACCTCATTGAACATAGCTATGGGAATGAGTCCTGCTAATCTATTAAAGACAGAGGTAAAAAAATGTCTACTGGAATCAAGGCAGAGCATCAAGAACCAGATTGTAAGAGATGCTACTATTTACCTACACCATGAGGAAGACAAACTTCGTAGTTTCTTATGGTCCATAACACCACTGTTCCCTCGGTTCTTGAGTGAATTCAAATCTGGGACATTCATCGGAGTAGCAGATGGCCTGATCAGCTTATTTCAGAACTCTAGGACTATTCGAAATTCTTTTAAAAAGCGTTATCACAGGGAACTTGATGATTTAATAATCAAGAGCGAAGTTTCCTCACTTATGCATTTGGGTAAGCTACATTTGAGGCGAGGCTCAGTTCGTATGTGGACTTGCTCTTCTACTCAGGCTGATCTTCTCCGATTCCGGTCATGGGGAAGATCTGTTATAGGAACCACAGTCCCTCATCCCTTAGAGATGTTAGGACAACATTTTAAAAAGGAGACTCCTTGCAGTGCTTGCAACATATCCGGATTAGACTATGTATCTGTCCACTGTCCGAATGGGATTCATGACGTTTTTGAATCACGTGGTCCACTCCCTGCATATTTGGGTTCTAAAACATCCGAATCAACTTCGATCTTGCAGCCGTGGGAGAGAGAGAGTAAAGTACCGTTGATTAAGCGTGCCACAAGGCTTCGTGATGCAATTTCATGGTTTGTGTCTCCCGACTCTAACTTGGCCTCAACTATCCTTAAGAACATAAATGCATTAACAGGAGAAGAATGGTCAAAGAAGCAGCATGGATTTAAAAGGACGGGATCGGCGTTACACAGGTTCTCCACATCCAGGATGAGTCATGGTGGTTTTGCTTCTCAGAGTACGGCTGCCTTGACTAGATTGATGGCAACTACTGACACTATGAGAGATCTGGGAGAACAGAACTATGATTTCCTGTTTCAGGCGACATTATTGTATGCTCAAATAACCACAACTGTAGTCAGGAATGGATCATTTCATAGCTGCACGGACCATTACCATATAACCTGCAAATCTTGTCTGAGGGCCATTGATGAGATTACCTTGGATTCAGCGATGGAATATAGCCCTCCAGATGTATCATCAGTTTTACAATCTTGGAGGAATGGAGAAGGCTCTTGGGGACATGAAGTGAAACAAATATACCCAGTTGAAGGTGACTGGAGGGGACTATCTCCTGTTGAACAATCTTATCAAGTCGGACGCTGTATCGGGTTTCTGTTCGGTGATCTGGCGTATAGAAAATCATCCCATGCAGATGATAGCTCCATGTTTCCGTTATCTATACAAAACAAAGTCAGAGGAAGAGGCTTTTTAAAAGGGCTTATGGATGGGTTAATGAGAGCCAGTTGTTGCCAGGTGATCCATCGTCGAAGCTTAGCCCATCTGAAGAGACCGGCTAATGCAGTCTATGGAGGGCTGATTTATTTGATAGACAAATTGAGTGCATCTGCCCCTTTTCTTTCACTGACGAGACATGGACCTTTAAGGGAAGAATTAGAAACTGTTCCACATAAGATACCGACTTCTTATCCTACGAGCAACCGAGATATGGGGGTGATAGTTCGTAATTATTTTAAATATCAGTGCAGACTGGTAGAAAAAGGTCGGTACAAGACACATTATCCTCAATTGTGGCTTTTCTCAGATGTGCTGTCCATTGATTTCTTAGGACCCCTGTCTATATCTTCAACTCTATTGGGTATTCTGTATAAACAGACGTTATCTTCTCGAGACAAAAATGAGTTGAGAGAACTCGCTAACTTGTCTTCATTGTTGAGATCAGGAGAAGGATGGGAAGATATCCATGTCAAATTCTTCTCTAAGGACACTTTACTCTGCCCTGAAGAGATCCGACATGCGTGCAAATTTGGGATTGCTAAGGAATCCGCTGTTTTAAGCTATTATCCTCCTTGGTCTCAAGAGTCTTATGGAGGCATCACCTCGATCCCCGTATATTTTTCGACCAGGAAGTATCCCAAAATTTTAGATGTCCCTCCTCGGGTTCAAAACCCATTGGTCTCGGGTCTACGATTGGGGCAACTCCCTACTGGAGCACATTATAAGATTAGGAGCATTGTAAAGAACAAGAACCTTCGTTATAGAGATTTCCTTAGTTGTGGGGATGGATCTGGGGGGATGACCGCGGCACTATTGAGAGAAAACAGACAAAGTAGGGGAATCTTCAACAGCCTGTTAGAGTTAGCCGGATCTCTTATGAGAGGAGCATCTCCAGAGCCTCCAAGTGCACTGGAGACGCTCGGGCAAGAACGATCTAGGTGTGTGAATGGAAGCACATGTTGGGAGTACTCATCTGACCTAAGCCAAAAAGAGACATGGGATTACTTCTTAAGATTGAAGAGAGGCCTGGGTTTGACCGTGGACTTAATCACCATGGACATGGAGGTCAGAGACCCTAATACAAGTTTGATGATAGAAAAGAACCTCAAAGTTTATCTGCATCAGATATTAGAACCAACTGGTGTCTTAATATATAAAACATACGGGACCCATATTGCGACACAAACAGATAATATCCTGACGATAATCGGTCCTTTCTTTGAGACGGTTGACCTAGTCCAGTCCGAATACAGCAGCTCACAAACGTCCGAGGTCTATTTTGTAGGACGAGGCTTGCGCTCTCATGTTGACGAACCCTGGGTGGACTGGCCATCCTTAATGGACAATTGGAGATCCATTTATGCTTTTCATGATCCTACTACAGAATTTATCAGAGCAAAAAAAGTCTGTGAAATTGACAGTCTTATAGGCATTCCGGCTCAATTCATTCCAGACCCATTTGTAAATCTCGAGACCATGCTACAGATAGTTGGTGTTCCAACAGGAGTTTCGCATGCCGCAGCTCTATTATCATCACAATATCCAAATCAATTGGTCACAACGTCAATATTTTATATGACACTCGTGTCTTATTATAATGTAAACCATATTCGAAGAAGCCCCAAGCCTTTCTCTCCTCCGTCTGATGGAGTCTCACAGAACATTGGTTCAGCCATAGTCGGACTAAGTTTTTGGGTGAGTTTGATGGAGAATGATCTCGGATTATACAAACAGGCTCTAGGTGCAATAAAGACGTCATTCCCTATTAGATGGTCCTCTGTCCAGACCAAGGATGGGTTTACACAAGAATGGAGAACTAAAGGAAACGGAATTCCTAAAGATTGTCGTCTCTCAGACTCTTTGGCTCAGATAGGAAACTGGATCAGAGCGATGGAATTGGTTAGGAACAAAACGAGGCAATCAGGATTTTCTGAAACCCTATTTGATCAATTCTGCGGACTTGCAGACCATCACCTCAAATGGCGGAAGTTGGGAAACAGAACAGGAATTATTGATTGGCTAAATAATAGAATTTCATCCATTGACAAATCCATCTTGGTGACCAAAAGTGATCTGCATGACGAGAACTCATGGAGGGAGTGAAGATGTATTCTTCCACCTCTCATTGGGTGATACCCATATATGAAAAAAACTATAAGTACTTTAAACTCTCTTTGTTTTTTAATGTATATCTGGTTTTGTTGTTTCCGT